GTGTTGCTAGGCTTTCTTCATAACTCTCAACATCAATGTAAATTTGCAGAACATCTGTAGCACTCATGGATGTGGTGTCGTAATCAAGAGTCAGCACATTGTTGACGAAACTTACGGCGCCGGTGGTTGAACTTGCAAAATTGTAAATAATGGTGTTAGCGGTTACATTGGTAATCAAAAGAATATTAGCCAATGTAACTTGCTGAGACAGTCCTGAAAAGGTTACTGTCTTTGCAGTTGGGTCAAAAGTGTAAGTTCCCGATGTATCTTGTCCTAATAATTTCTTCATTTAATATCCCCTATATTTATAGTACGGTTGCCATAGCGATTACGAATGCTTCGTTTACTCCTCCACCACCAGAAGAGTCAATTGTAATTGTATTACCGGATGGAACTAGTGTAATATTTGTACCGGCTGCTAGGGTTACACCACCTGAAAGACCATTTATAGTTTTAACAATATTGGTAAGATTGGTTCCTGATCCAGAGAACCCAACAGTAGAGGATACAAGACCTGTGAAGTTTGCAGTTGTTCCCTGTAATGTTCCTGCAAGAGTCACACCACCCGAAGCTGAAATACCAGCACTAAAGGTTTGCAATGCAATAAAGTTATTTGCAGTTCCCGTGGTTACTCCAGTTACAGGACTCCATTCTAGAATAGAATTATTACCATCATGTGACTTTACTCTAAGAACATCTCCTGTTACGCCACTAGATTGAGGAAACACAAAGTTTCCATCCACATAAACTACTGGATCTCCTTCTGGATTATCAGTTCTTGTCCATCCAAACTCTATTTTACCTGTATCATTATCACCCGCCGTATCCTCAGTAACACTAATATAAGTATTACGATCAGTGACACCACCACTTCCAATTTTAATCTGTTTTCCGGTTGCGTGAGATATGCGTAGACCCGCTGATCCACTTGCGGTAACAACTTGAGTTGAACCTCCATGACCAGTCCACTTCATGTCAATGTTATTATTAAATTCTACTTTGTTTGAGAATGTTGCTCCGCCACCAACAAACAAATTTGCGTTTTCTATTTGTACTATATTTGCACTATCATCAATAGTAAGTTTAGAACCGTTGCCCTCAAGATTAATATCGCCAAATGTAATAAGTGCAGAATCTGCCTTGAATTCAACTCCTTGAGTAAATCCCGAAATAGTTACATTACCTGTGAATGTTACACCACCAGATGCAGAAATTCCTGTTGTGAAAGATTGAAGGGCAACAAAGGTATTTGCGGTTCCTGTTGTTACACCGCTAACTGCTCCAGTAAGTCCGTTAAAAGATGATACAACATTTTTAGTAAGTGCTACTGTGCCGGTATCTGTCGGAAATGTTATTGTAGTATTAGATCCACCATCAAGACCAGCAGACCATCGCTGACTTGCAACATCTATGCCAGTATCAAAATTAATTGTTATTCCACTTCCACCATATTCAGCCAAGTAACTACTGCTAAATGGTCCAGAACCTTGTATTGATTGGGTTTGATTGAAAGTGTTTGCTGCATTTGTTCTTGCAACATTTGTAATAGCTCCAGTGCTACCGTCAATACTCAGTACCCCAGTATTCGAAACAGTCAGAGTGTTTCCAGAAACTGATAGACCGATTCCAGAACCGTTGGTTATGCCGACAGCACCAGTAAGACCATTTATTCTGCTGACTCCAACAATTGCTCCAGTAGAACCATTAAAACTTTGAACACCAGTATTAGTAATAGTGACAGAACCAGTAGCACCCGACACAGATATGCCTGTTCCGCCCACAGCAGCCGACACGCCTTGAATTGCGCCTGTGCGTCCATTGATAGAAGTTACTGCACCACTTAAAATTTCACTAATTGCAAGATCGGAATCAATTTGCAAATTACTATCAAGTATCAGTTTTTTACCAATTATGGAACTCGTATCAGTATATTCAATTTCGGGTATTTGTACATTCGATGTGATAACATCATTTACCGTAGCAGTATACATGGTTGCGGTTGAACCAAAAGTTTGCAACAGTAATATATCACTCGGAGCAACTGTAGCAATAGAGGGGAAAGTTAGTCCACCCCTTCTGAAATTTACAGAAAAGGAAATTCCATTGCTACTCACCGAGTGTGTAATTCCTCTGCCACCTATGAATGTAACCGCACCCGTCAACCCGTTAGCCGAAGACACACCCTGTACTGCACCTGTAAGTTCGTTGAATGAATAAACACCAGTATTTGAAACAGTCAGAGTCTTTCCAGAAACAGACACACCAATTCCAGAGTCGTTGATAATGTCAACAGCACCAGTAAGACCACGAATTGAAATTACATAATCACCTACTGGACCAGTTGCTCCAGTATTACCAGTATTACCAGTATTACCCTGAATTCCCTGAATACCTTGAATACCTTGAATACCTTGGATTCCTTGAGGACCGGTTTCTCCAGTATTACCAGTATTACCTTGAATACCTTGAATACCTTGGATTCCTTGAGGACCGGTTTCTCCAGTATTACCAGTATTACCTTGAATACCTTGAATACCTTGGATTCCTTGAGGACCAGTTTCTCCAGTATTACCAGTATTACCTTGAATACCTTGGATTCCCTGAATACCTTGAATACCTTGGATACCTTGAGAACCAGTTTCTCCAGTATTACCCTGAATACCCTGAATACCTTGGATTCCTTGAGGACCAGTTTCTCCAGTAGCACCAGTTGTACCTTTTGGTCCCGGAACAGATGGTCCTAATGGGGTGGTAGCAAGAACTGTCGTTTTTTCCGTTGTTGCAATTAAATTAGTTGGATTTGCATACGAAGTTACAGTTATATCAGCAGACTGAACTGAATTTACTATAATATTATTGACAGTTGGGTCTGACATTTGTTATCTTGTAATTTCTCTAGATACCTCAAATGTCCCTTCCACTAATCTATATGTTTCACCTACACTATTTGTGATTTCAAAATCATAAAAGTGTTTTCCTGCTGGAACATTTTTCATGGTAGTTCTATCTATTTTAAATAATATACCACCAGTATACCCAGAAGATCCAGAAGTTGATGTGTTAAAACTAATACCACCAATTCCTGCAACTCCATCAATACCTACAGTAAATTCGCCAGTTGTTCCACCACCAGTGACCCCAACATCTGTTAAAAACAAAACAACTTTAGGATCTTTTTCGGATCTTCTTGCTTGAAGAGCTCCAGTAAAGTTTGATAAATTTATACCAGTACCACCCTTGTACTTATAATCTAAATGCAATTTAAAGGTAGAACCCTGTTCTGCGTATATGTCGTATCTGGATGCTGGCATTTATATCTTCCTTTATGTATATTTATATTTCTTTTTCTTCTTGAATGTTTTCTTCTTTGACACAGGAGATGGGGTTGGTTCTTCTTTAGGCAATTTTACCAATCCCTGTTCTACTAATCTATCCAATGCTTTTTGATATTCTTCCATGTTCTTTTGAACACGGGGAAGTTCGTCTGGTGGGACATTTCCTTCCTTTAGCATTTTTTCTGTTGCTAAATACCCAATTGTTGGGTGTCCTGCATAGAAAGCAGTAGATGAAACCTCATCCAAAATACCAAACTTATAAACAATGTCCGCAACGAATAGAATATCATTCTTCGGGAAAGGAATATCCATTGCTGCTTTAGCATACAGGTATGCCAAAACCGGCATATTAAACTTTTGACGGTATATTTGAGCAATATGGAATAGTGGTTCTGCTCTTGTTGGACGGAAATTATATGCGTCCAAGAAGGTCTGTTGAACCTCAGGCCATGGTTTATTCTGAAGAGCCTTTGCGATTGCTACTCTATAGATTGAATAGTAAACCTCTTCTGGCCACCCACCCATTTCTGCTCTTTTGATATAAGCAACTTCTGCTTTATCATATTGCTGTGAATCAAAATAACTTTGTGCCAGATAGAATTGATATCTTGCATTATCTGGTTCATCGATAAGTGCTTTTTCTAAAACCTCGGCATCTCTGCTGTATTTTTCAATTGGAGTAATATCTTGATTTCTTGCACCCATTGTTCTAGCAACTACTCTATAGTTACCTTCTAATTTAGATATTACTGGATTTTGTTTCTCACATGCGGCATATTCATGCAACACACCAACATATCTCCACTTTGCATCAAGACGGAATATCTGATTTCTCCACCAAGAGAATTCAGGACGACCCATTCTTACAGCATAAGAATCAGCATCCATGACATCAGGAATTGGTAATGTTCCTTCTAAGTAGTCATCAGCATCTATGACAAATGCATAGTCTGCTTTACCTTCGCATAGTTGGAATGCCTCAGTTCTATTATGACCGAATCCCTTCCATTCGCGTTCATGAAGTTCTCCGGGTATTCCTTTTTCTTGAAAGAACTTCTTGATTATATCTTGGGTTCCGTCAGTAGAACCAGTATCGCATATTACCCAATAATCAAGAATATTGTAAATGGAATTTAAACATTCCAAAATAATATGTGACTCATTCTTAACGATCATGCATAGTGTAAGTTTTGGTTTCATAAATTTCTATCTCTCATATCCAAATCGGCAGTGCTCATTGCATATTGTGAATCGACCTGAGACTTTATCCAAGAATAAGTCTTGATTATTCCCTCTCGTAACGATTGAGTGGGTTCCCAACCAACATTTTCACGATATAGTTTATTATCGGAATTTCTACCACGAACTCCTACGGGTCCTGGTATGTTATTTATACTGAGATTCTTACCGGAAATATCGATGACCATTTGTGCCAAATCGTTAATTTTAATCATCTCCTCAGAACCAATATTCACAGGACCAATGAAATCAGATTGCATCAAACGACAAGTTGCTTCAACACACTCATCGATGTATAGGAAAGAACGGGTTTGTTGACCATCTCCCCATACATCAATATGAGTATTGTTTGATGCTTCTGCTACCTTTCTGCATAGAGCAGCAGGTGCTTTTTCCTTACCATTACACCATGTTCCCTCTGGTCCAAAAATATTGTGATAACGAGCAACACGAACATTTAGTCCATGATTTCTTGCAAATGCAAGGAACAAACGCTCGCTGAACAGTTTTTCCCAACCATATTCGCTATCAGGTGCGGCAGGATACGCTGAATCTTCCGAGCATTTCGGATTGTCCGGGTCTTCTTGATTGTATGCAGGATACATACATGCCGAAGAGGAATAAAACACCTTACCGACCTTAGTAGTCAGACAACGCTCAACCACATTTAAATTAATTAATGCGGAATTATGCATGATGTTTGCGTCATTCTCACCTGTAAAAATATATCCCGCGCCGCCCATATCAGCAGCAAGTTGATATACTTCATCAAATTTAGTATTAAATGCGTTATCACATACTAATTGATTACGCAAGTCGCCAACAATAAAATCGTCAGCAGGAGATGGAGCAAATTCAGGTCGCTTCAAATCGACAACACGAACCCAATGTCCTTCTTTTTTAAATTTCTTTACAAGATGTGAACCGATAAAACCACCGCCGCCAAGTACTAGTATTTTTTTCATAATTTAATCACCTTTTATTAATCTATAACTATCGCTATCAAAATGCTCAGTAGAAAATTCAAACAATTCCGTATTCTCAAGTGCAATCATTCTATGTCTCAATCCACGATATATGTGAAAACTGTCTCCTTTATTTAGTATAATTTCAGAAGCAGTTTCCAAGTCATCATTGTCCGAATATTTTAAAATTATACTTCCACTTTGCACATAAAAAGTTTCATCTTTCAGAATATGATAATGCCAAGACACTTTTTTGTCTTTTTCGATATATAGAAGTTTTCCGCAATATTCGGATTTATTTACAATCCACTTTTCATATCCCCATCCTTTGGGGTGTATTTCATTTAAAGAAGTCATTTGCATTCATTCCTTTGTCGTCAATATAAAAATCACCAGAGGGTTTACCTAAAATTAATTGGTGATATTTTACACCCCATTTATTAATTTGGTCAAGTGTAAAATTATAAAATTGTTCATATGCTTTTGTACGATCTCCCTCGTTCCTATTCATACCTCTAGCAGTGAATAAAACTATAATATGACCCGCATCATATAATTCATTTATTTTTTGAATCCTATCCATATAGGGTGTTGCAAAATGGTAATTACCATTTTCTATAGTACAAATAGTTCCGTCAATATCAATCACATACTTCAAGGATGTCTCCCTTTGTTAATGTGTATATACCAAGATGTTCGGTTGATCTTGAAGCTAAAATTACTGACTTTCTAATAGATTCTTCCATATTATTTGTCATATAATAAAGAACAGAAAGCGCAGAAAGAAAAACATCACCAGCACCAGTAACATCAAACATTTCAACACTTGGGGCAGGAAAATTTTTACTATTCCATGTTGCACCATTTTTACCTTTGGTGACAATTAAATTGATATTTTTAGGAACTTCTTTTAGTAAAGAAAATTCATTATCATTACATTTTAATATGCAATTTTTGAAATTTGAAAAACAATTTATTGATGTCTTTTTTGTGTCAACAAAGACAGGACATGTTATTTGCTTTGATATCTTTTTAATGAATTTTTCTGTTAATAGTCCCCGATTATAATCAGATATTACAACAAAATCATAATTATCATTTACGAGAGAGATCAAAGGATTGATGGTATTTGTTATGTCTTCACGAAGCAGTTGTTGCTTTGATTTAAGATCTACAAATCTTCGTTTGATTAGTAAAGCAGAAACATTAGTTAAAAATTCAACTTTACAACCGAAAGATTCTAAATTATTCTTTACATTATTAGCCATTCCAAATTTAGTTTCACAAGACTGTAAATCAAAAACTGGAACAGGTGCTTCTGGACTTATTCGGTTGACATGTCCAAAGTGATATTCATCTCTACACGTTTCCCCCAATAACAATACTTTCAATGGTTTTTGAAGTAGAGTATTCAGGGATTCTTTCGAAAAATTTGACTTCTTTTGCATGTTCACTACCAATCACGGGTTTCCCTATCCAATCTGAACCGACAATCATTATATCTGGTTCAAATTTTTTTACAAGGGATTTTAATTGATTATCATTCTCAAAAACATAAACTGCATCAACATAACGAAGTGCAAGTAACATTTCCTTACGAACTTCACTAGTATTTATGGGTCGCAAATCACCTTTTTTCTCTTTGACTCGTTCGTCTGAATCAATACCAACAACTACTTTGTCACCCAGTGATTTTGCATATTTCAACATTTCTATATGACCGGGATGTAATATATCAAAACAACCATTAGTAAATACTATTTTCATATATTTTGAGTTCTATCTTTTGGTATTACAATAACATAACCTTCATGATTATATAATTTAGTAATATTATGTGTATCGGAAAAAGCATCATGAATAAATTGAATACCATTGCCTCCATAATGAACTCTATCTCTCCAGTTGCCTCCTTCAAAATTTCCATCTTCATATATTCGCAAATCATCTATTATAAAATAGTCTTTGCAATTTTTTCTATTTTCTTTTATTATTTTTATTTCCTCTTCCAATGGTATTCTTATATTTTTGTCTTTAGTAAAAGTATAAGATGCATTATTATGATCGGCATCAGGAAAATGTGCATCTAACCAGAAAAAGATATTTTTATTTTTTGGAATATTTGTTAGAATTTGTTTAAGGCCATCGGGCGAATTGGAATTTATTAATTTTATATTATGATTTTTATAATTTTCTTTAATTGATAAACACTGTTCATACAAAACCGTAGAAATCTCTATAGAAAAATATTCATCAAACTTATTTTCATTTGTTTTTTCTAAAACAAATTTTAACGAATTACCAACACCCGTTCCTGTTTCCACAAAATAACTTAAATTAAAATTTGTTTTAATAGAATTAATATCAAAAATATTCATAGAACCCATATTATTTTCCTTGTTTTATTTCCAAAAACTATAAATTCCTTTATCCAATTCATAAGAAGGCCATTCATACCTATTTCTTTTTGGTTGATTTTTTGCCCAATTCCACATTTCGGTCAAACCGTGCTTCAAATCAGTCTTATATTCATACTCTAAAATATTAATTGATTTTTCCCATGTTGGTACTGCGTGTTTAACTTCATGTCTAGCTTCTTTATATATTTTATTACCAGATCCAATAACTTCAATTAAAGTATCACATGCTTTGTTTATTGAAATTTCTTCTATACCGCCTATGTTTATAATTTCTTTAGATGCTTCTTTCTTTATCGCTGCATTCCAAAATGGGATTAAACAATCATCAATATAACTGAATGCTCTGGTTTGATTACCATCGCCATATATTGTCATTGGTTGATTATTTAAATGTTGATACATCCAAATTCCTAAAACATTTCTATATTTGTCCCATATATTTTGTTTCATTCCATAAACATTATGCGGCCGCAATATGCACCAATCCAACTCATGTTGTTCGCCGCCAATTTGAATGTCCATTTCACAAGCATATTTTGCTACACCATAGGGATCAATTGGTTTGGGTATTTGTTGTTCGTCAAATAAACCACCAAAACCACGACCATATACTGCCATGGTGGAAGCAAACACTAATCGTTTTACATTATATTTAATACAATTTGTAACAATATTAGTAGTTGCTATTAAATTATTTTCATAATTATATGATCGTATAAATGGTGACAATCCTTCGGCAGCATATGCTGCAAAATGATAAACATAATCGGGATTGTGTTCCCTAAAGAGCTTATTCAACGCATTTTGATTTGTCAAATTAATTTCTACAAATTCAACATCAGGATGAACATTTTCTCTATATCCACCACTCAGATCATCTAAACCAATTATTTTACAATCTTGTACATTTTGTATTAACCAATCTGCAAGTCGTGATCCTAATAATCCAGCTACTCCTGTTATCAAAATTTTCATATTCAGTCCTCTATATTTAAATTAGGAAAATATCTAACGAATAAATCATTACTATTGTTTCTTTTTTTCTTTATTTTTTCTTTAATTTCTGTATAAAAATTCCATGCTAATGGAACAAATGCTATCTTATCATCTGTTCCAAATTTAATCAACGAATCAGATGAAAATATTGAAATATTCATACCGGGGGTAAACAAATTTTGTTTCAATGGATTGTCGTCTATGATAAAATCCAATTTTATCTTTCCAAAATTAAGGAGAGTATTGCCCTTAGCCGCTGCACCATAACCAATGACAGAATAACCAGACTTACGCAACTCTTCTACTTTATTTTTTAATCCAATAGTCGAAGCATAACATTTTACTGCATATGATGGATATGTTAATATGTCATACAATCCAATTAATTTCTCTTTTTCAATCATATTTTCTACTGCATTTAGTCCCAACCCATTTTTAGTAATGACAAATACATAACTTGTTCCATGTATATCTGTTTTAAATACATCACTAAGAACCAATCCACATCGTTCAACTACACGCTTCATAGAATTGGTATTGAAAAATGACAAATGCTCGTGGTAAATTGTATCAAATTCATTATTTTCGACCATGTTTGCTTGTGATGTCTGTATAAACAAAACAGAGGTATCACTCATCAGTTGTTTACATGATTGGAGAAAATCAACAGTATATTCTGTATGAGCAAATACGTTTTGGGCAGTTATTATATCAAATGTTCTTCCTTTAAAACAAGAAACAGTACTTGTATTGAAATAATCACATACTATTGTATGTCCTTTTGAAACAGCAGTTTCATAAAGATTCTTTGCAGGATCTATTCCATAGGTTTCTAATCCAAGTTTTTTATAAAAATCTAATTGCGTTCCGTCATTACATGCAATGTCCAATATAGATTTTGCAGTATTATTGTATTCTAATGTTTTATGAGCAAAAAATTCAAAATAATTTTTTAGTGTCTGTGAAGTACCACTAACATAGAGATAATTCCTGAACATTAGATCGGGATTTACAATATGACTTAATTGGAGATGATAACAAGATGTACATAGATTAAGTTTTAGCGGAAACTCTTCTTGTTCTATATTTGCATGATAATTATTAGCTAGTGGTTGATTCCCAAGATCTAATATCGTTCTTAGATCTCTACTCTCACATGCCAAACAGCATTTATTTTCTTTAGATAAAATATCTAATATATTAGTCATTTATTGATCTTTTAAAAGTTTCTATATTGTAATATGCAGTATCATTAAAATTATAATTATTAATATTGATATTATTTAATATATCGTCTATTGACTCTTCGATACCATATATTGATTTATATTTTAAATCTTTTTCTATTTTATTTGTTGATGCTTTATAATTTCTAACATCTTGAATATTATTAATTATTAATTCTATATTCATTCCCAAACCAATTAAATGATTGTAAATTTTATTTGCTAAATCACCAATAGTCAAATTAATACCAGATAAATTGTATATACCTGATACATTTAATTCTGCAAATATTGCTTTTTCGTATCCCTGAATTACATCTCGAATGTCAATAAGAGGCCTCCATAAATTTGGATTATTTACCACTATTTTTTTATGAAGAATTGCATCTTTTAACATAGTATTAACAACTAAATCATATCTCATTTTAGGTGACCATCCACACACAGTGCCTTTTCTGAAAATTATTGGTCGAAACATATCATCTTGTAGAGTCATTATTCCACATTCTGATTGTAATTTTGATATACCATATGGATAGTTTGGTTTTATTGCGCTGTTTTCATTTAATATTTTATTTTTAGTATAACCATAAACACTACAAGAACTTGCATAAATAAATCTTCTGATACCTGCCATTTTTGTTATATAGGCTATATAAGCAGGCGCAGCTGCATTTTCAATAAAATTTAAATCCGGCCGAAACATTGCCATTGGATCATTTGCCAATCCCGCAAGAAAGATAACGGAATCAAATCCAATTAAATCCTTAGACGTTAATTTCCATAAATCTTGTTTTTGTTTTGAAATTTCAGGTAAAAGAAAATCTCCAAACCAAAATTTATCAATTACCGATACATCATGTCCACTCGTATGTAATTGATTGGACATACGAGTACCAATATATCCAGCACCACCTATTATTAATATTTTGCTCATAATGTATAAATTAATTTTTTAAATTTTTCAATATTTTTTTGAACATATATTGGTAGATGATCTAATGTTTCTATTGAATATAATTTTTGTTCATCAGTTCTGCCAAAAGGATCTTCTAATTTTTCTATTCTTTCTTTAAAAAACTCTTCTGTTAAATGATTACATGTATCATGACCAAAATTAATAGTTTTTAATTTTTGATTTTTTTCATCACCTAATGAACTATAATGCCATCCACCATAACTATGATTTTGACAATTTATTCTTGACCACAATCCATCCCCTATACAACTATAATATATATTATTTTTCCCAAGAGATTCAAAAGTTGTAATATATGTTCCATGCCATTCAGTTTTATTAAAATCATGAAGAAAACGAGTATTCATATAATAATAATATAAATTCATTGTTACACAAATTGGAAATTTATGATCAATTTTTATATTATTTATAATTTCACTTTTAGGAATTTCGTCTAATGCACCAATCATGATTATGTCGTTATTCTTTGCTGCAATTAAGCCAGTTATAATATAATTCCAACAATTTATTTCATTTTGTCTAGTATTCTCGTTAAATAAATTTTCTGGTACTTCTAATCTAATAATTTTATGATTGAATTTTTCAAATCTATCCTTATTATTAAGATAATGACATTCTTTTGGTTTATTCTGAAATGATCTTTTAGATTCGACTAAAACAAAATAATCAACTACATCATTTAATTCATTTAATCGTATTTCTAATAAATCTAATTCATTAAAAAAAGTAAAACAATCATAAACTTTCATCAGATATTCCTTTTCAATACAGTAAGACCATTGCAATTTACAAATATTTCATGAATTTTCCAATTACTATTTGATTCTAAAAATTCTTCCAAAGCAGGCAATAATCCAATCTTATCTTTGCTATTAGTTCCGATCCTCCCTGAATCTTCGTCGGTATATTTGTAAGATTCTGTGTCATGTAGTATTATGTATTTTTTAACTTTATGCGAGTGTAGAGACAATTCAGTCTTAAGTTGAGTATATGAATGTAAGGTATCTATGAAAAGTAAATCAGTTTCTTCTATTTCTATATTTGTAGTGTCTCCTAAAATAAATTGATAATATACATTATTTAAACGACAATAATTTATTACGCTATTCATTCTATCACCACATTGATGATCATTCCAATGTAATGTTCCCGAAATAAGGTTTTGCGGATCAACTATATCAATTGATATGAATTTCTTTGGTTTAGCAACAGCAAATGCAAAAGTTGATACTACCCATCGAACTCCCATTTCTGTTATGTGGTTACATTCACTAGCATACCGTTTTAGTGTTGGCAGATGCTCATTTATATCTGATGATAAGTTACATAATTTATTGTAATATTGTTCAGTATCCATATTAAATTTCTTTTATTTGTTGTAATATATCTTTATTTCCATGAAAACCAAATGTATCATTTCTATAATCACCATAATCTTTTGAAAATTTATCTGCAATTTCAACTGGTGCAAATTTTACACCATTTGAAATAAAATAATCATAGTTATCATTGCATATAAACGCATCTTCTGGTTTTTGACATTTTGGTAATATACTTTGTGATAATTGTAATAATTTTTTAGATCTCATACTAAATCCACCATTACCAACTCTATTTAGTCCATCGAGTCCTTTTTTACTAACAATTTCTGGCAATACTCCTTTTATTTGACATGGGTATCTTCTAAAATCCCAAGTATGTCCAATATAATCGTATTTTAAAAAATCATCCAACCACAAATGAGCATTTAATATAAAACCATCTGATTGAACTATTATACAATAATCTGTATTAATATAATTATTCAATTCATGAACTATAAATTCATTATATCCTATCCACGACAATGGGGATATTGTATGATGTTTAATTTTAAAATTTTCATTATAATTTTTGGGTGAAATTAAAACGCATTCTGCAAAATTGATATTTTTAGAACTTATACGCAATGCATCATATGCATTTTTTATATTTTCTTCTTTTGTTGTTCCTTCAACACACACTAATGTTACATTTGATAATTTTAAAATCATAAATAATTTCTTTATGTCTGGTTATTTAATATTAACGTATTTATACTTTTCCAATCAATACCAAATGATATAACGGGTTCGTGTACCGTGGTAGCAACACTCGGAATCGGAGAATATAATCTTATATTGTTCTGATAAAGATGTCTAAAAAACAATCTATCCTCTAATCCAAATCTTTTTGCAATTGGAATTATATGAGAAATTAAATTTCTTGATACTGCCCAAGAACAAGTTGTACTTTCGCAGGTTCTCCAATGTTTTCCTTCATGAAAGTAAATAGATTCGTTACCTAGACAGATATCGTCATTACTAGTATATCGATCTGGATGATCATATCCGGTGATTAAACCAAATCTTTCAACTCCCGTATAAATGTGGTCTAAAGCATCTAGTGTATAGAGGTAATCATCTTCTGCAAAATAGATATTTCCTTCTGATATTTTTTCAGAATAATCAAGTTGAAATTGAAGAGAATTATAATTAGATCTAACTTTGTTATAAATTATGGTATAATCTAATTTTTCCATTTCATCAGAAAGTATTGATTTATCTCCATCCATTAATATTATAATTTTTATTTGATCCTTATATTTACAATTTAAATAAGAATTATGTAAAGATTTAAAACAATTAACTTTAGAAAACCAAGAAGGTCTTCCTACTCTAGTCGGGATACTTTCCAATTCTTTATCACATGCTCGGTACAATATAGTCAACATAAATTAATTTTTTTCTCCCATTATCATAAATGCATTATTCAAATCAATACCGGATTTAAAAATATCAGTATATCCGCGATCTACCATATAATCTTCAATAATTTGTGGTGTAAATATATTGACATGCTTTCGATTGTTCCAAGGACGCCAATACTCTTGACTATAATCCGGAAGATATAAAAACAATACTCCACCTATTTTTAATTTTGAATACCAATAATCCATCGCATCTACCCATCGATCAACGTGCTCCAGACAATGTGATGAGAAAATATAATCCAAATCAGTATATGGAAAATCTAAAGCATGATAATTTCCTTCCAATACAGGATCAACTAATTTGGCGCCTGGAAAGGCCCACTCTTCCTTCATACATCCGATATCGACACCATGTCCACTACATACATGTTTAGCAAAAGGTATAGCAAATTGCGAAGCATTTCCTTTACTTTGAAATTTTGGGTATTTTTTATTATTGAATTTTATAGTATCAATCATATGTAATATGTCCAATTTGTATTAAATAAATCATGTATTTCTGCTACCGTATTTCTTCCACTTCTAGGATAGCAATAGTTTTTTAGTGATTTTAATTTTAAAAACTCCATAAAATACATAATACAAGTATCTACTGTAATTATGTATTGAGCGTTTTCTATAACTCCACACCAATCAAATACACTAAACTCAGGTAATAATTTCATTTCAACATGTTTTAACGATGATAAATTTAAATCCTTAAAACACGAAGAAACATTTTTAGTAATAATATTAGGTGGAGTTGCATATATTGTATTTGTAAAATAGTACAATTCGTTTTTACTCAACCCCAAAGAAGAATATAGTTTTTCTTCTCTTTCTTTATTTCTTACTATCTTTATATCATCTTTCCATTGTCTATAATCTAAACCACACATAGCATATTTTGCTGTCATTGTTCTTTCATATTTAACCGCTTCTACATGTTGACTCCATCCAAGAGGAATTAAAATAAAATTTTCATCTTTTACTATTTTTTTATTATGGTAAAGTTCTAAAAATTTATCCTTAAATGGAAAATCTTTACTATTATCAAAATAGGTGACACCAGACACACACAAATGTTCTGGTATAGTGTTATATACAAAAGGACTTAATGGCCAAATTACTTCATATCCCTCTTCGACATATTTTTTTGCTATGTTCTGACAAAAAAATACATCTCCTATTCCACATTCTTGTTGTATTATGCAAGTTTTTTTCATTTATATTACCTTTATCCAAAAGCTATTACCAGTTCCATTATTCAACTCATTATCTAAACCCAAAGAATGTAATTCAAATTTATCACATAAGTATTTTTTTAAATCATCAGAAAAACATTGACCATCATAAACTTGATTTATTTTATTTTCAGACATTTGAATTTCTGCAAAAATACAAGAAACCTTCGATAAATCTGTACCCATAAGAACTTCAAGTTCTGCTCCTTGTACATCAATAGATAATAAATCAATATTTTCTTTTATAATGTTTGATAATTTATTTGTTTTTACTTTTATTTTTTGTGTACTATTAAAAGAATAACCACTATTATTGTTTTTTATTACGGGATATATCGAATCAGATCCCTGCGAAGATGTTCTATAAAAATCAATTTCACCTACTTGGTCTGTTATAGCAAAATTAAATAATTTGCATCGTGAATTTGTTCCATATTGTTGTAGAATTACATTAAAATATTCTACTACAGGTTCAAAAATGTAAATCATTGAATTTTTATATGAATCCAAATATTTTTGAGCCTCCCAACAAGTAAATCCGCCAACTATTACAATAGTCTTTATTTCTTCTTTTGTTTTGTTGATATATTTGTGAAAATTTTCCTCAACATCTCGGGAAATAACATCATATGCGTTTTTTTCTGTATATATTTTTGTCATTTTAAACCTGTTGAGTTAATGTTTCCTTTTGTGACCAGAGATAATGATACATAATCTCTTCAAAATTATATTCACTTCTAATCAATTTAGATTCCAGCAACTTATCACAATAATCCGAATCTTCACCGAAATTTTTCTCTGGATAACCGATTTGTTTTGCAATATGCGTTTTAACCGGATTTAAATGATTAAGTGGTCTATATTGTCTGCCATTATTTTTAAAATGACCATTATTTTTATTTGCATGATTAAACAACATTGCTGCATTATTATCAACATAATACATTCCCCAGAATCCAATACCATCATACATTCCACTATTTAATTTTCTTACTATTTTTGGAATATAAGTTAAAGACACTACATCATCGTCGTCAATAAAAGAAACATATTCACCTTTTGCTTTATTTAAACATTCGTTTCTTTTTTGACCTACTGTTTTTGTTCTATTGTCTTTATTTACTATTATTTCTATTCTATGCTTATAACTGACAGGAATAGTTGAATTTAGAATTTCTATAAGACGATTCAATTTATCTTCTCTTCCATCTACAGTTAATATGCAAATAGACCAAAGAATGTCTTCCTTTTCCATGTGGAATTTATGTTCCGTCTTTACGATATTTTCTATTCTACTAAAGAATGATTTTCCAAACTCTTGCGCCAATTTGTAATTCTTTTCAATGTATGGTTTCATTGATTCATAAGTAGTTTCATCAATTTTATTGATTTTTTCTATAAAATCATCAAAATTTTCAACAACAATCATTCCACGAATATCAAAAAACTCATCGATATCGGGGGCGCCCCAATAGATAGGAACAGTTTTTGTTAATAAGCAATCAATTATTTTTTCTGTAAAATAAGAAGTTTCTTTTGTATTTTCTACTGCGATAGAAAATTGATGATCAAAAAGATTTATCTTATCATCGTCTTTTATAAAACCATCATGTAGTGTTGGTGGATCGGAAAACGGGATAAGTTCCTGTGTGTGTGGATCCAAAAATTTCCATGTAGTTGGATGTCTATTGCTGGAATAAAATTTATTTGGAATTTTTACTTTGTCTTTATTATTCCAAATTTTTTTCCGTAATTCGTATCCTACTTTTTGTTGTAAGCATGTTGTCAAAAAAGTTACACCAAATTTTTTTTCTTTGATTTTATCCAAAATAGATGCATCAAAAGAACCCAAAGAATCTAAATGTGAATTTGATTTTTTATTTAACCATGTTCCGCCATATGGAAAAAATATAGAATTATCTACATTTTCTATAATGTCGGGATGTGATGCTAAAATTAAATCATATTGATGAGCATTATCAATAATAACACCATTTAATTCTCTGGATTTGGAAGATGTAGGTTCATTGGAACAAATAAAAACTTTATATGCGTCTTTATTTTGAAAATCGATTGTATCTTGTCGTTTATCTTCTTTTCTTTCTCGAATACGTGGCGGAGTTCCGGATACATGAGTTGGCCCAAATCGAGTAATATGAATCTCACAAGGAAAATCTAAATTAATTTCGTCACAAAAATAATCACCATTTTGTACAATTGCTTTCATAATTTATATCCTATTTAAATTTAATCTAATTTCACTCTCACTCATACCAACATTAGCAAATTCTTTAAGATTTTCTTCTTTGGACTTATGATCTGCTATACCCATAGTTATGTATGGTTCCATTCCCTCTGGACATTTACCAGGCCAAACACAATAATTCATGGGTAAACAACCAATCTTCAATTGATTTGCAACAAAAGGTAAGACCTTAAATAATAATATCTCATGATCAAAAAGTTTTTGATTACTGACAACTGCTTCTTCACATTTTTTAATCCATAATTTCAAAAAATCAATTACCTTTTGATTATAATTGCAGAATATGGGAGATGCTTTTGGATTTAATACTTGTATCTGGGAGGGATCTGTTACAAAATAAGCAAAACCTAAATCTGCTTCATGTTCTAATATTTTATCAAAACCAGTAAGATCTCTATGAATTTGACTATCGATATCAATCCAGACTATTGGTTTTTTCTTTTCTTCCAACATACTTAGAATGTATTTGGGTTTACGAAGACAATTTAATCTATAATCATTTTCGGTTCTTACTTTTCTAAAATCATGTGGAAGATTTAATCTAAAGCATTCTTCTTTTATTCTAAATGCATGATCGCTGTAATATGTGTAATCACCAACATCACAATAAAAGGAAATTAATTCTGTTTTCATATTAGTTTAAAAAGAATATCATCGGCCAATTCCATATTCTTTACCCTTTCTAGATTATCAATTATTGCCGGAAGTTTACTCTTATAGAGTTCAGATGTCAAGGAAGAAAAATCAAAATCTTTAGTAAGTTCAATTATTCCTTCCTTATTGAAATAATTACCAATATCAGGAGCACCCCAATAAATAGGAATAGTTCCTGTAGCAAAACAATCCGTTATTTTTTCAGTAAAATATGTTTCATAACTATCATTTTCTATAGTCACCGAAAACATATAATCATTCATTGCTTCAGATTTATCAGGCCAAACGCCCGCACCAAACCGTTTGGAACCATTTGCACCGCCGTAGACATCAATTTTGTCTGAATGCTTCGATGCAATGGCATGTCTAAGTTTGTGTCCAAATGTTATTATCTTAGGAGAAGCAATCATAGATGTCATTTTGCTCTTTGCGTGAATTTTATGTTCCTTTACCCAAGGAGCATTACTTCCTGCAAATGCAAATTTTATGTTTGGTGAATACTTGCACCATCTACGGTCTGATACAAAAATTGTATCATATGAGTTTATTAACCTCTCAATATTCTTCTCCCAGATATCTTCGGGAAACATCCATGCATGAAAAATAGCACGGGATTCGCATACCCATGCTATCTTCTTCTCATTTGGTTTTTTATTATAGGCAACTCCAGACGCAATTGCTTTGTCTATGAAGACTTTAATATCACAATCGTCTGTAGTCCATTCAAATGTTTTTGGTTTTAGATTTGAACAGGAAGAATATTCAATCGGAAACGGAGCACCAATAGCTTGTATTTTTTTCATAATATAAAAATCCTTAAATTCACTTTCCTATATGGTATTTAGGTACGAGTTCCCAGTCGTTTTTGTCTTTGAATGCTAAAATTTTAATTCTGGCTAAACTTAATTTGTCCTTATACTTTTCGGGATCGATTGGTTGTATCAATCCCCAATCAGTTAACAATTGAACTATAGTGTTTCTTCTTTGTATGTCTTCAAGAGCTATATCGCTCTCAAGACCATCCATAATAAACATTTCTTTGAAATGCATTATGGCATATCTACCTCGTTTATGTAAAATATGACAAGATTGGTATAGTTTCTTTTCCTTTTTGGAAGAAACTCCCAATCTTGTTAATGTCTCTTTAACTTTTAAAAAGTCTTCTTTATTTTTTAAATTGATTTCTACGCCCAAACTCGAAAAAATATCATCAGTCATAATTATTACCCCATTGTGTGATAATATTTATGATTTTCCCTTTTTTGCGCCGCCTTTATTCAGGGATTGTTTAATATGATCAATTTGTTCGGGCGGTAGCAACCTAAGAACATCTTTAGCCTTTTGAGTAGAATAACCATAATACTCTTTGATGCAGTCTATGGTATTATCTTCTTCGGGTTTATGCCACTTACTAAAACGGTTCTTTTTTGCAACTTTGATACGCAAATAATCGTACTGCAATCTCTTGTCCAAATAAGGCATTTGATTCATTTGATTTACATAAAAAATAGTATCAATGAAATAAGATAGGCATCTATTGGTAATATACGGGAGATATTCCTTTTCGCATTGAATATCCTCCATAAGATTTTTCTTATTTTGGTTGATAGAATTTAGAAAATCTTTTAGTTCCATTATTTAAACTCACAACGCATCATCAATTCGACCAAACACGCTACAGTATTGATCTCTTGATCTGCAACGAACCCAGACTTGTATTGGTACTCTGCAAGCACTAGAACCGCTTCAGGAACGCTAGAAGGAACTAGAGTGTCGTATAGACAATCGTAGATCTTCCTGAACAGTTCTGTCTGTGAATTGTCCAAGTTGTTAACTACCCACTTTCGAACACCTGAGAAGTCTTTAATCTTCATTGAAGATACAAGGGTCTTTATTTCTATGTCTTTGAGGTTTGCTAGAATTCCGGCATCAATAATACCTGATGCCGAATATCTCTGCAATTCATTAATAATACGCCTAAAGTCAGGAAAATGCTTGATGATTAATTGAGATAATGCCTTTTTGTCATACTTGACCTTCTCATTATCTAAAATATATTCACAACGACCAAGCAGTTGCTTTGCAATCTCCGGTTTGTCTGTTGAGCTAATTGCAAAGTCAATACAAGTACATCTGGAATGAATTGGTTGGATAATTCGATTCTTATAATTACAGGTAATAATGAAACGACAATTGTTGGAAAACTCTTCAATTGCTCCGCGTAGTGCGGGTTGAATGCTTTGAGCATTACTATAATCAAACTCGTCTAGAATTACCGTCTTTTTGGATTCAGAAAGAGATACCGTGCTTGCAAACTGTCGGATATCGGTTCTCAATGTATCAATATTACCATTCTCGGAGCAGTTAATAATGATATGATCTACACCAATATCATTACACAATGCCCTTGCTACGGTCGTCTTTCCTGTACCTGCCGAACCTGCTAAAAGAAGATTTTGTGGTTCTCCTTTAGCAACCATGTCCTCGAAAGATTTCTTCAAGGACACGGGCAAAATACAATCTTGTATTGTCTGTGGGCGGTATTTCTCCACCCACAAAAATTCATTTTGCTTATGTTGCATATTAATTGAACTTAGAATTAGTCTCCATCGCAAACCAATACTTGAGATCTAGTGTCTCATTCGTAAACTGACCAACAACATTCTTAGAAAATTCAATAGTGTAATCACCGGGAAGAATCTTAATGTTTTCCATCTTGAAATTCAAACTGAATTCAGAATTAGATTTATTTACACCAACATCAACCTTATAGTTGTTGGTGGTCGGATCTTGCAAATCTGATACTACTGCCATGATTCGATCATTCTCGTTAACAAATGACAAATCAGGCAATTGAAGAACAGAAGATGCTTTCTGTAATTCTGCAAAGATCTTTTCGGTAATATCAACCGAAAGAGAAACACTTGGCATATTTACATTCTTGGTCGGAGTTGTCAGCAGTCTTGGTTCTGAGTAAAAATAAGTAACACGAGAACCATTACCGCCATGTATAACAACCGACTTTTCTCCAAACTCAAACTTTGGCGTCGAAAAAAGACTGACAACGCCAAGAAACTTACTAAGATCCCAAATACCAAATTCAACATCAAATGTCTCCTCTACAGTTGCTTCCGCCATACCATTTTTGGAAGGCGTAATAGTTCGAAGAACATTACCGGGTTTTACCAATATGTTAGAATTGAGCGTAGAAAAATTCTTTAAAACAGATAGCGTAGTCTTACTTAGCGTGATTTCATTTTTTGTCATAGTAGTCATATTATTCACTCCATTGATCTTTATCATCAATATCCAAGTCATTATAGTTGTTGGTGTTGAGATTGTCAACTATATTTCTCAAATCATTTTTCATTTGATTCTTTTTTGACTTCTTTTGTCTTTCAACAAATCCGCGATCCCGCCTGGGATTGTTATCTCTGTTGTCTTTTTCATAAAAATCTCGTTTCACATCAAAATTCCTCTATAATTTCTATCAAGTTCTTCAATCTGTTAGTAATCATATAGGGAAGAACCTTAGACCTATCTGTTACTGACGAATTTTTATTAAATTCACTAATAATATTAGTCTCTAATTGCTCAGGAATCATATCAAAATCAATAAGAGTTTTGTTTCTATCCCAGTTTCTATAATGGGGAGAACCAGAAATAGTATTGATATTTTCCTTGATTTCGGTAATAACTTTTTGCGTCAATCTGTTTTGTCGCTTATCATCAACAACAAACACATCATCGTCGGATAGAATATTTGGCACACCATCCCCGGAATCGCCGCGCAAAATATGCTCCATCAGAAAGTCGTAAGGATTATCACAAACCAAAAGTTGTTTCTTAAATGTGCTGTATTGAAAAACATTTGGATATCTCTGCAATTGCTGAAAATCCTTATCATTTGAGATAATCAGAATCTTTTCTTGATCGTGGTATTTTCTTGCAAGGACGGCAATAATATCATCTGCTTCAGCAGAATCTATCTTTACATTCTTGTATGGAAAAACATCACGAATTTCATCGCGGATTTTATTTAAGATCTGATAAATTTGATCCCAATCAAATTCAGACTTTTGATGAGCCTTTGCTCTATTTGCCTTATAATTTGGAAAGTATTGCTTTCTCCAAGAATTAGAAGAATCATGGCAAATCACCAATTCGCCATATTGGTCTTTGAAATGCTTTCTGAGAAGGCGATACGAATTCAAAACCATGTGCCGAAGCAAATCTTCACTTATGGTTGAATTGTCTTTTACGCTATGAAAAAGATTCGCTAAAATTATTTGGTTGTTATCTAAAAGAATCATACACTAAGTATACCATTGTAAAAAGTAAAGTCAATTATAATTCTACCCAATGTAGACCATTTGTATCACGGATTAATGTATAAGTTATGCCTGTGTTGGGATTATACCATCGATCTCCGATAGTTTCAGTAATAGGTTCATCAGTTTGATTAAAAAATCTATTAGGATTAATATCACCTATTTGTTCCCATCCGCTATCTTTTGATAGAGGATTTAATCCTATAATAGTCTTTGTTGCAGCATAATAAGTGCCATCAAAATCGACAGTATCACCAATAGTATACTTGATGATTTTGCCATTAGGATCGTATTTTTTATAAACTCCTAAGAATTTTAAATTATCTGTTTTGTTCATTTTAGCGTTCTGAGCAAAAGAGTATGTGTATTAATTCTACCAGTAGGACTAGAATCTTTGGTCTTTTGTGTCTTCCAGTAATTATTTATACTACGAATCCCCTCAGTTTTTGCCTTAGTCATAAATTCAATTGGTTTTTTCATCTTCTTCTCGACAGATTCAGAAGAAAATCCAATAAGAGTTGACCCCTTGACACTAATTCCCGGCCCAGTTTCATCCGACTTAAAAATGCAAGCCTTGCCGGTTTTTACATTGAAAGTAATAAGAGTAGAACAACCAACAATAGATTCAGGCAATATAGATTCAATTCCACTTGAAGTATCTTTGGTTAGATACTTAAGTTTCTTGATTACCTGTTCAGGCTTCTTCTTTCTCTTCTTTCTTGGTTTTCTATTGCTCTTTGCTATTGTGATTCTGACTGTCAAATGATCACATATTGACTTATAGAAATCATGCATCTTTTGTACTTGCTTCTTGCTAAGAAAGGAATATGCTTCTTTCAATTGAGCGTCTTTGCCTTCTACAACCAAGGCAAATTCACTCAACCCCCGCTTAAAGCATTCAAGTAAGAATTCGCAATGCATTGCACTTGGTGCGATTTCTGTCAACCACGATTCAATATCAAATGTCTTATAATTTGGCATTTTGCCGCGAATATAAGATTCGTATTCATCGATCTTTTGCTCTAAATATGCACCAAGTTCATATGATTGTTGCCGTACTCGTTCCCGAACAGGCACTACTGGTACATTTGTATCCTGAATGCTTTTGCCATTTTTAATAAGAGTAGCAATTCCTTGATCAATATTTGTCTGTACTTTTACAGGCAAAATACAATGAGATAAGGCAGTTTCGCATCTACCACCAATGCCTCTAAAAGTAAAATCATCGGTTGGAACTTTCGAAACATATTCCAATCCTTCGATTTTAAATTTCTTCATGTATTCTATTACACTATTTTTATAATCTCTATCGGTAAACTTGGTATTGTACCAATTTAATGCCAAAGCAATAGACCAATATACACGATCTTCGTCTTTAAAATCTTCAGGTTTCCAATGCTTCCAGTTTGGTTGCTTACCGTAAAAGATTTCTTCTGTTTGCGATTTCATGGCTTATAGTATACAAAAACTGGTTCGTATTTCAAATAATTTCCATTCACTTTACAAAAGTTCTTACATTTTGGTTTGCCATCTTCGTCTAACCGATTCTGCCCAGGCATACCTTCCATTGCCATTTTTAATGTTTGAACATATTTCATTCCAAGACTTTCTAATATGTCTCTTGAATCTTTTTCTAATGTTAGATATTTGCCAGAAATTTGAATATCGGCAATATTCCATAAAAGGTATCTATTATTTCTCAAATACTCAACACAGGTTTCTAGTGTTGGTCGAAGGAATCCATCTCTCCAAGAATCATAACTGGAAAATTTCTTATAAGATTGATTTTCGTTTTCCGAATATGCTTCTCTATTGAAATACGGAGGAGAGGTAAAGATCAAATCAACCGATCCCTTATACTTCTGAAATTCAACATCATCCTTTATTGTTTCCGAACCATGTTTAAAAATTTCGTAAGTATTGGTGGTTGAGAAGAACGAGTTTCCTCTATAAGTTCTAGTATTATAGAAATTAGCAAGATCAGCGTACATGCCGCCATTCCCAACATGAGAAGGGAAATTATCCAAGTTAGGATCAGTCCCGATATAGTGAATATTTCTATTGTCATTGACAGACATTGCACCAAGAATGCGGCCGCCCCAGCCAGAAGAAGGGTCATAAACCACAATTTGGTTTTGTGTGTAAAAAGATTCCGTAAATTTTTCATAAAGATACCTTGCCGTTAAAGGAGGAAAATTAACTGCGGGTTGAATATAACCTATTCTGAAACTAGGAAAACATTTGGGAAATACTTTGTATCCCTTTTCATATACTCTAATTCTAAAAATCTTGTCATCGGGAATATTCTCTGTATCAAATGTTGAATAGTGCCGATACGATAATTTGGGTTTCCAATTCAAAAATTGCTGTTTAGTTAGTGAAAGTATTTTTGATTGTTCTATTTGATAATAACCCGTATTCACACCATCTTCATCGTCATGTTGATCTAAAATAAAATCATGATCTTTGAAAATGGAGGGATTGCTGAAATATGCTTCCATCCACTCTTCTCCACTACCAACAGAAACAATAGCGTATTTGCTATCGTTTTTTATGGCAGAACAAGCAAAAGTATAAAGAGAGTCACGGCGAATATGCCGTCGAGCACCCTTTATCATTTTTGTTAAATACTTGTCATTTGCAAATAAATCGTAAATAGAATAACCAGTATCGTTTTCGCTGTAGTTTATTCTAGTCTTGTACATATTAGAAAACCATTGATCTGCTTCCGCACCTAAACGAGATTTATTGATAATTACATCTTTCTCGCCAGACAATTCATCTACAAATTCAAAAGTATGTACAGGATATCCGGTGAGTTTATTAAACTCTTCGATAATATCATCTTCATTTTTACCAGTTCTAGGAGGACAATTAGTTGCATCCCATGCCTCAAGAACAACTTTACGCATATCCTTTACCCACTCTTCGAATTCAGAGTCATTCATAGAAACAATGTCTTCAAAGAAAACATTAATTTTATGATTTAAAAGATAATCGTTTCTTTCGTAAAAATGCTTCATGCGCCAACATTCCAAAATAAAGCATCAGGGGATGCGTGTTCTTTTATGAACTTCCATGCTTTTGCGTCATAAGTCGGAACAGAGGGAAAGGGAGGAGCATCAGCAGGATCGACTGCATCGAAGAAAGGAATGTCACACTTGTACATTTTTGCTCTACCCAATTCCCTCTGTCCCATTTTATGACCAACAGAAACACAATTAAATTCTGCTTCGGGCCATGCTAACTGCAACCCTCTAGTAAGAGTTCCACTAGATCCAACAGTCCATACTTCTTTTGGTTGAATCGGTAGAGTCTTTGCCAATTCGCAAATTTCAGATATTACTTCAGGACAATCAAATCCAATAGGAAATAGTTTTCTATTGTCGGTGTCTGAAGCAACATAATCTCTTGCTCTCTTTTGTGTTACACTAAGCATACCGTTGTCTACTCCGTGTATTGTAGCACCATAATTCATTGCTTTCAACTGGTAAGGATGAAGATTCTCCGGTTTTCTTTTTGCCATGAAAAGAATACATTTCTTATTCAAATGCTGACATACTCTTGCCAATGCAATTTGAGCATATCCTGTTGCTGGCGATGATCCATATACCATCTCAGATTGGGGCGAATTTTTAATTAGATTCTGAACAAATCTAGTTTTAGAACCGCCTTCAATCAAATCATCACGAACAACATAAAACTGATCGTGCTTTTCTATAACGGGTTTTGGATTTATCTCGTCGCTCATGTGAGTTTGCTGAAATTATTTTTCTTTTCAAAACCAATAACATGTTGAAACTTATCAACTAATTGATCTGATTTATGACTAATAACAAAAATATTAGATTTATCACTTACTGCATTCAATAACTTCATTAGTTCATCCATACCCAAGGCATCAAGAGAAGAATCAAAAACTTCATCAAGAATCAAAATATTACAATTTACGCTATTCTTGGTTCTGGCAATTTCTCTCCATGCCAACAATAGTGCCAGATCAATTCTCATCTTTTCACCTTCGCTGAAATTCATATAACTGAACTCATCTCTATGCCTACTCTTGATCTTTTCATTAAAATCTTCATCAAGGGTAAACTGTGCAAAAAAGTCCATAGATGACAAAAATTTATTAATGTACTTATTCATAAATGGCAAATAGTACTTAATAATTTTTGCTTTAACCCCTGAATCTTTTAATAGCACATGTGCATGTTCGTGATATAAAAGTTCATCTTTATTCTCTTCCTTTTCCTTTTCAAAAACAGACAAAGAAGATTGATACTGATTTAACTTTTGTTTCTGTGAATCAAGATGACTCGTAGAAGTCGTCATATCTGACAACTCCTTATTGAGTGTCGAAAGATACTTTTCAGCGTTCTTAATAGATGTCTTTTTCTGCACAATTTCCAAATTTCTATCTTGTATTTCTTTAGTTATTTTAGAAATTTCAGATAATCTATTAGATACATTATTGATATTACCATCCAAACTAACTATTGCTTTTTCGTATTCAGTTTTCTTTTCATTTCTTTTAGATACTTCTGTTTTCTTGGTTTCTGAATCTATAGTCTGATTGCACGAAGGACAAGAAACATTTTCTTCAAAGAATGAAATATCTTTTTCTATATTCTTAAGATTTATATGAATTTTTGTTTTTAGTTTTTCAAGTTCATTTAATGATTTATTAGATGAAGTCTGATCTGCAATTTGCTTGACTAGTTCAGTAACTCCGTTTTCTAAATCGACAACTTCACCTCGTAGTGTCTGTATGTCATTTGAAATATCGTTTACTTTGTCCTGCACCAGTTTAATATCTTCATTACTTTTCGCTTCCATACTAGTAATGTGTTGTTGTTGCAGAACAATTTTTTGTTTTTCCAAATCTATCTTTGTTGATATATCTCGAAGTGTTTCTTTTATCTGTAGAATCTTACCCTTAAGTAAAATATTCATTGTACTAAAAACATTAATATCAAGAATATTTTCAATTACAGCACGACGATCCGATGCGGACAATTGCATAAAAGGAACAAAGGATGAACTACCCAATATCACAACTTGAGTAAAGGTCTTATAATTCATCTTTATAATTTGATCTTCAAGAACTTCTTGATAATCAAGACTTTTTGCATCCTGATTAACTAGAACACCATTCTTATGAATTTCAAATAACTTAGGATTCAACCCACGACGAACTAAGTATTCATCAGAACCTTTAGTAAATTCAATTTCAACTAAACAATTCTTATCGTTTACAGAATTTACTAATTGAGGAATATTGATCTTTCTGAAAGGTTTTCCAAATAGAGCAAATGTAATGGAATCCAGAAAAGCAAATGATTTTCCGCTACCATTATTACCACAAATAAGAGTGGTTGGATTTTTGTCAAGAATCAGTTCGGTAAAATTATTACCAAACGATCCGAAATTTTTAAACCGTACCTTCTTGAACTTTATCATTTAGAATTTTCTCCGGCACTACCATAGAACGGAAAAGCAAATCTTCAGCAGTTTTTTCTTCAGTTGGTTTGGATTCCGGTAAATCTTCCTTTACCAATTCTATTGGTTCATTCTTCTTTCCACACGAAGAACAACCACCACTAACTGAATCTCTTAAATTCTTACCACTTGGTGGCCACCCTTCAGGAGTGCCACGTTCAAATGTCATCTTAGATTCCATTTTAAGGCGCATAGAATATCCTGCACCATAATACCATGTAATTTCTTCACCTTGTTTGATATCAGTCAATGCATGAAGTGTATAATATTTCAATGCAGTATCTTGTGTCCAGTATCCATTTGGTTGTTCAGAATGATTATATACCATTCCATTTCCAAGAACTAATGCCATAGTATTACCATACTTTTCGCATATAGAACAACCACACCCCCAAGCAAAAGCATATCGATTCAATACCCAATCCTTGTTTCCTTTGAACGTACTGTCCAACAAAACAACCGGACATTCCTCAATAATGTCCCCGGATTTGATGTCCTCGGATGCAAAAACACCTAATCCACTAATTTTTGATTTTCCTACATAAACTTTTGGTTGGATGAACTTAGTTTTTATTGCAAATTTATTTTCTTTTGCAATATATGCGGAAACATAGTAACTATGCGATTTTCTTGCCGGAAATCCATATTCATCGTACTCAGGAACCATATCATCGTTTCCTGGCAAATAAATGGACGGATCAAAAACTTTTGGTCTATCTTCGTTTGATTGCATTTCATTTGTGTTCATAAGGTTAAACTCTCCATGTATAGGTCTTTTAGTAGAACTTTCAATTTACTTTTATTTTCAATACCCTCAAGTAAATCTATTTCTTTGTTAATTATGCTCAATGTATCTTGTGCAACATCAATATCACTCTCAATGAGTTTTTCTTGATAATCTTCTATTATTGATATTTCTTGTGCAGGAACAGCATACAGAGAATCAATAAATTTGTCAAATACAAAAGGTTTTGTTTTATTGGATACTATTATCTTTATAAAACAATTTTTAAATATAGAAGGATCTTCTGACAATATTCGTTGGGTTTCTTGCGTGGTGTCATCATACTTTATCGTATGAAAAATCTTGTTTGGATTTTCAATAAATGTCAATTCTCTTGTATCTGTATCCAAAATATGAAATCCCTTGACGCAATTTACATCACCAAAATTCAATTGATACTGAGTACCAAGATAATGAATATTTCTACCTTCTTGCTTCATATGAAAATGGCCAGATAAAACCATTTCAAATCTATTGAATTCTTTTTCTGTTATTCCATGTGGATGCACAACGCCATTTATAACTTGAAATCCTTTTATCTCAAAATGTCCGACTACAATCGGACAACTACAGGATTTTATAAAATTCAAACATTCGGTTTCATTATCTTTGGCAATCCAAGGAACCATGCCAATGCAAAGACCATCGAAGTTTAATTCTTCGGGTCTTTCAATAATACGAATTACATTACTCTCATTATAAAACAACTCACGCAATGAGTTCAATGAATTTGTGTTTTTATAATAAGTGTCATGATTGCCTACTGTTATGTAAGTATTGATTTTATTCTCAACCAATGGAGCAAAAAATCTATTTCTTACTTGAGAGAGTGTATTAAAGTTAATAAACTTTCTTCTGTCTAATAGATCGCCAAGGTGGAGAACATTATGAATTTTGTTCTCTTTCAAATATGGAAAAAATATTTGTTCAAAGAATTCTAAAGAATGTTCTAGAAAAAATGGTGAATCGTTTCTCGCCCCAAAATGGGTATCATTAATAATTGCAATTTTCATTGTATTTTAATCGAAAAAATTATCTGTCTTTTTCTTTTTACGCTTCTTCT